CCAATCATCTTTTTTCTCCGCTTAATTTCCTTATTCATAGCCTTAGTTCTTTTTACATCAGCCGCAGATTGAACTGTTTGTGTACCACCCCCTGAAGGGCCAAATACGTTACCCCCCGGCTCTAGTGGTAATTTGTGATATTTATTTACCATATTTACCTTTCCTCATAACTTTACCGCCACCCCTCATAGCACCATAATCAGCTTTGGGTGTTTGCAATTCCTTTATTCTTTTTCTTTTTTTAGCTATTTTTAACATACCTACAGTAGAACGAGGGCCACTAAGAAGACCTTTAGAGCCCCTTCGTGCAGTTGTTTTATCAGATTCTTTAAGAAGCCTTTGTAATTCTGGGTTTTTATTTCTAGCTTTATCAAGTCGTTTAACTGGAGGAGCTGCTTTGGGTTTAGCTTTGGGTTTAGCTTTAGTTGTAGGTTTAGCTTTAGCTAGTTCAGTAGTATATTTTTTACCTCGCCACGTAAAAGTTTTAGCCTTCTGATTAACTCTTTTTTCATTAAATGCTTTTTTAAAAGACATTTTATCCAAAGCATCTTGAGTTGGGCTTCTAAGTTCCTTAGCGGCTTTTTCTATTCGACTCATTCGTCCCCTTATGCGTTTCTGCCTACCACCAGCCGGGCCTTCATCATACTCTCGCATAACACGTTTTCTTTTTTTCTGCCTTTCTAAAACAGCCTTAAGGCTCGTACTGTCTCTTTTTTTCTCTTTATCTATTTCTGCCAATCTTCTTCTAGCAGTAATCCCCCGTTCTTTATACGTAGCCATAATTAATTTTCCTTATTAACTAATTTTTGCACCGTTTTAGTTTCCCATATGCGAATAGCAAACCATACAATAGTAAAAATTCCAACTAGTGCCTGAATATACCCAAAAAACACTCCAACCCCTAGAGTCGCAGACACCCCGTCTATAATAGGTTTTATAGATTCAGGGTTGTGTTCCATTACTTGCCTACCTTCTTCATAGCTTTTTTATGGGCGGCAGTAAAAGTGCTACCGCCCTTCATTAACTTACGCATCATAGTCATATGCTTAGATGTATGATGTACTGAATGTTTTTTTAGCGTATTTTTCTGACGCTCTGTAAGTTTTTTCTCTTTTACCATTTTACTTTATCCGCCCAGTAAGCTGCTGACATCTTACCCTTCTTTAT